GGATAACCTCACCAGAAACAATCGGCGAAACGTACAGCGCCATGTTTACCAGTCCCGGAATTTGTGAGAGATAGACTTTCTCCGTGGTGAAGGGATAGCTCTCACGGAAAAAGAGACGCAGAAACAGCGGATCAAACTTAAATTTCTGCTCATTTGCCGCCAGCAGTTGGGCGGTTGTGTACATCGACATAAAAAAATCCCGTAAAAAAAGCCGCACAGGCGGCCTTTAGTGATGAAGGGTCAGGTTAAACGATGCTGATTGCCGTTCCGGCAAACGCGGTCCGTTTTTTCGTCTCGTCGCTGGCAGCCTCCGGCCAGAGCACATCCTCATAACGGAACGTGCCGGACTTGTAGAACGTCAGCGTGGTGCTGGTCTGGTCAGCAGCAACCGCAAGAATGCCAACGGCAGCACCGTCGGTGGTGCCATCCCACGCAACCAGCTTACGGCTGGAGGTGTCCAGCATCAGCGGGGTCATTGCAGGCGCTTTCGCACTCAATCCGCCGGGCGCGGTTGCGGTATGAGCCGGGTCACTGTTGCCCAGCGGCTGGTAATGGGTAAAGGTTTCTTTGCTCGTCATAAACATCCCTTACACTGGTGTGTTCAGCAAATCGTTAACGGCATCAGATGCCGGGTTACCTGCAGCCAGCGGTGCCGGTGCCCCCTGCATCAGACGATCCAGCGCAGTATCACTGCGCGCCTGTGCACTCTGTGGTGCTGCGGCCAGAATGCGGCGGGCCGTTTCCACGGTCATACCGGGGGTTTCTGCCAGCACGCGGGCCTGTTCTTCGCGTCCGTGAGCCTCCTCACAGTTGAGGATCCCCATAATGCGGCTGTTTTCTGCCGCAACCGCAGCGGTGATCTGCGCGTTCACGTCCGGCTGCGCCGCGCTGGCGTTTTCGCCCTCCGTCGCTGGCACCACGCCAGTAACGTCAGCCTGCGAAGCAGTGGCTGAAACAGTTGTTGATTGAGTCTCTTTGGTCATTCGCCCTCCTGAGAGACGGGATTTACGTGCATCCAGTGCATCACGCATAACGGTGATCGCATCGGTGCTGTTGACAAGTTCATCAGCCAGTCCGGCATCAATGGCCTCCTGACCGCTGTACACTGCAGCCTCGGTATCCAGCACAGCCTGCACGGACAGGCCGGTATATGCCGACACCTTCTGCGCAAACATCCGGCGGGTTGCATCCATCCGGGACTGCAGTGTTTCCCGGACATCACCCGGTAGATGGCTGTAGGGGTTGCCATCCACCTTATGGCTGCCGCTGTAAATCAGCGTGATTTCCACGCCCTGTTTCTCCAGGGCAGCACCGTAATTACTGTGAGCCATCATGACGCCGATGGAGCCTGTCCGGGCGGTCTGCGTGACCAGACGCCGGGAGGCGGCGCTGGCAAGCAGCTGACCTGCACTGCAGTTCATGTCGTTGGCCAGCGCCCATACCGGTTTTATGTCTCGCACACGGGCGATGATGTCAGCACAGTCAAATGCTCCCGCCACCATCCCGCCCGGTGTGTCCATATCGAGCAGAATGCCGTCCACCATCGGATCGCTGGCAGCCTGTTGCAGACGGGCGATAATGCCGTTGTAACCGGTCATTCCCGAATACGGCTGCAGCGCCCGCGTCCGGCTGACCAGCGTACCGGACACCGGCAGCACGGCGATGCCGTTCATGACCTGATAACTCCGGGCCTGTCGTGGTCCGTCATCATCACCGGATAACGCCAGCGCCGCGGGTGCCTCTCCGGCAGTCAGGCTGTCGCCGGATACTGCATCCGTCAGGCGGCTGATCCCAAGCTGGCCTGCAAGCGCACAAAAGAAAACCCGCGCATAGGCGGGTTCAAGCATCAGCGGCTCATTAAAAGCCATGCTGGCAATATGCGGGAGATTACGCAGCTCTGCTGTCACTCTTCTCCTCCTCTGCTGATTGTCGCAGCCCGGATTCAAATGCCGCAGCCGCCCAGGCGGGCGGTTTAAGACCAGCTGCGCGGCGCTCCATCGTTTCACGGACCTGCTGGGCAAAAATTTCCTGATAGTCGTCACCGCGTTTCGCGCACTCTTTCTCGTAGGTGCTCAGTCCGGCTTCTATCAGCATCACCGCTTCCTGAACTTCTTTCAGACCATCGATGGCCATACGACCGGAGCCTATCCAGTCGCAGTTCCCCCAGGCACTGCGGGCTTCATGAAAGCTGAAGCGCGCTTTTGAAGGTAACGTCACCACGCGGCGAACGATGGCCTCTTCCAGCCAGCACAGAAACATCTGGCTCGCCTGACGGGATGCGACGAATTTTCGCCGCCCCATAAAGTACGCCCACGACTCGTTCGCACTGGCCCGTGCCGTGGAGTAGCTCATCTGGGCGTAATTCCGGGAAAGCTGCTCATACGAGACACCCAGCCCGGCAGCGATATACCGCAGCAGTGACTGCTCAAACACGGAGTAGCCGTTATCCGTGTCCTGAGCCGTCTGCAGGTTCAGTGAGTCCCCCGGCATCAGGTGCGGCACTTTTGCGCCTCCCAGACGGACCGGTGCTGCGGCGTAATACGCGGCAATTTCACCAATCCAGCCGGTCAGCCTTTCCCGCTGCTCCTGACTGTTCGCGCCCAGAATAAAATCCATCGCTGACTGCGTATCCAGCTCACTCTCAATGGTGGCGGCATACATCGCCTTCACAATGGCGCTCTGCAGCTGCGTGTTCTGCAGCGTGTCGAGCATCTTCATCTGCTCCATCACGCTGTAAAACACATTTGCACCGCGGGTCTGCCCGTCCTCCACGGGTTCAAAGACGTGAATGAACGAAGCACGACCGCCGGGTAACTCGCGGGGTATCCATGTCCATTTCTGCGGCATCCAGCCAGGATACCCGTCCTCGCTGACGTAATATCCCAGCGCCGCACCGCTGTCATTAATCTGCACACCGGCACGGCAGTTCCGGCTGTCGCTGGTATTGTTCGGGTTGCTGATGCGCTTCGGGCTGACCATCCGGAACTGTGTCCGGAACAGTCGCGAGGGACGGGTATCCCAGGTGGCCTGAACGAACAGTTCACCGTTAAAGGCGTGCATGGCCACACCTTCCCGAATCATCATGGTAAACGTGCGTTTTCGCTCAACGTCAATGCAGCAACAGTCATCTTCGGCAAACTCTTTCCATGCCGCTTCAACCTCGCGGGAAAAGGCACGGGCTTCTTCCTCCCCGATGCCCAGATAGCGCCAGCTTGGGCGATGACTGAGCCGGAAAAAAGACCCGACGATATGATCCTGATGCAGCTGGATGGCGTTGGCGGCATAGCCGTTATTGCGTACCAGATCGTCTGCGCGGGCATTGCCACGGGTAAAGTTGGGCAGCAGGGCTGCATCCACACTTTCACCCGGTGGGTTCCACGCCCGCAACTGCCCACCAAATCCGCTGCCACCGCCGTGATAACCGGCATATTCACGCAGCGATGTCATGCCGTCCGGCCCCAGAAGGGTGGGAATGGTGGACATTCTCATACATAAAATCCTGCTGGTCCCCTGCGTCGCTGTGTCATGCCGGTCTGCACTTCCAGCTCAGCAATGTATTTTTTCAGGTCAGACACGGAAGTGGTCGTAAACTCCACTCGCCGTCCGTCTTTCTGTACCGTTGCCACCCGTTTTCCTGTCATCAGGTCATGCAGTGCCGCACGGGCAGCGGCAAGTTCTTCCTGTCGCGTCATTCATCCTCTCCGGATAAGGCACGGGCGTATTCTGCCAGTGTTTTCTTGTTGGTTGCTGCACCATCCTCTTCCTGCAGGCTCGCCAGCAGTGCACTGAGATCCAGCTGCCAGCGGGAAATACTGATGCGCAGCGCCGCCAGCGCATAAACGAAGCAGTCGAGCGCCTCATTGCGTCGCTTTTTGCTGTCCCACAGTATTTTTTCCTGCCATCCACCCATTTTTCGACCTGCTCTTCAGCAGTCAGTTGCTGCGCTTCGGTCAGATCAAAAATATCCGGGTTATTCGGGAAGTGAACGGCACCGGGAAGCGGTTCATCCCCTTCCGGCGTCAGTGTGAAGCGGTTATAAATCTGCTCTTTCGCGGTATCCGTACCGATTTCGGTAAGGTAAACCCCGTTTTTGTTTCGCTTACGTGGCATGCTGGCCACCGGCTTTCCGTAGACGGATGCCCCTTTAATGGGGATCACCCGGAACAGCCCATGTTTTTTCGAGCGTTCATACACAATGGTCGGGTCAATCCCGCCAGTATCCCAGCAGATACGGGATACCGACATTTCTGCACCATTCCGGCGGGTATAGGTTTTATTGATGGCCTCATCCACACGCAGCAGCGTCTGTTCATCGTCGTGGCGGCCCATAATAATCTGCCGATCAATCAGCCAGCTTTCCTCACCCGGCCCCCATCCCCATACGCGCATTTCGTAGCGATCCAGCTGGGAGTCGATACCGGCGGTCAGGTAAGCCACACGATCAGGAACGGGCGCTGAATAATACTCTTTCCGCTCTGCCATCACTTCAGCATCCGGACGTTCGCCGATTTTCGCTTCCCACGTCTCACCGAGCGTGGTGTTCACGAAGGTTTTACGTTTTCCCGTATCCCCTTTCGTCTTCATCCAGTCTTTGACAATCTGCACCCAGGTGGTGAACGGGCTGTACGCCGTCCAGATGTGAAAGGTCACACTGTCAGGCGGTTCAATCTCTTCACCGGATGACGAAAACCAGAGAATGCCATCACGGGTCCAGATCCCGGTCTTTTCGCAGATATAACGGGCATCAGTAAAGTCCAGCTCCTGCTGGCGGATGACGCAGGCATTATACTCGCAGAGATAAAACACGCTGGAGGGGTCATCCGGCGTCCATTTGAGGCCAAACGGCGTCTCTTTGTCGCCAAATTTAAGATACTGCTCCTCCCCGCAGTGCGGGCAGGCAACATGAAAACGCATAAAATGCGGGGATTCACTGGCTGCACGCTCAATCTGGCAGGTGCCTCTCACTTTGGGCGTGGAGCCACGGATGGACTTTGGCCAGACCGAGCCTTCAATACGTTTGTCGCCAAGGAACGTCGGAGAGCCTTCCTGTTCAATATCCTCATCAAAGGCAGCAAGTTCATCATAACCCGCCACATCCACCGACTTTTCACGGTAGTTTTTTGCCGCTTTACCGCCCAGGCACCAGAAGCCACGACCATTGGTGAAACGCTTCATGGTGAGCGTGTTATCCCGGTGCTTTTTGCCATACCACGGAGCCAGCGCCAGCAGCGACGGAATATCACGGATGGTTGGCTCAACGTGAGTTTTCATGAAGTTCTCGGCATCACCATCCGTCGGCAACCAGATAAGTGTGTTGCGTTGCTTATGCTCTATGAAGTAGGCATAAACACCCAGCAGCATTTTGGAATAACCGACACGGGCAGACTTCACCACATTCACCTCACGGATGTAGTCGCTGCCCATCGCATTCATGATGGCCCGCTGAAAGGGCAGTGTTTCCCAGCGCCCTTCCTGGTATGCGGATTCTTTCGGGAGATAGTAACTGGCATCCGCCCATTCAACGGCGGTCTGTGGCTCCGGCCTGAACAGTGAGCGAAGCCCGGCGCGGACAAAATGCCGCAGCCTGTTAACCTGACTGTTCGATATATTCACTCAGCAACCCCGGTATCAGTTCATCCAGCGCGGCTGCTTTGTTCATGGCTTTGATGATATCCCGTTTCAGGAAATCAACATGTCGGTTTTCCAGTTCCGGAAAACGCCGCTGCACCGACAGGGGGATCCCGTCGAGAATACTGGCAATTTCACCTGCGATCCGCGACAGCACGAAAGTACAGAATGCGGTTTCCACCACTTCAGCGGAGTCTCTGGCATTTTTCAGCTCCTGTGCGTCGGCCTGCGCACGCGTAAGTCGATGGCGTTCGTACTCAATAGTCCCTGGCTGGAGATCTGTCTCGCTGGCCTGCCGCAGTTCTTCAACTTCCCGGCGCAGCTTTTCGTTCTCAATTTCAGCATCCCTTTCGGCATACCATTTTATGACGGCGGCAGAGTCATAAAGCACCTCATTACCCTTGCCACCGCCTCGCAGAACGGGCATTCCCTGTTCCTGCCAGTTCTGAATGGTACGGATACTCGCGCCGAAAATGTCAGCCAGCTGCTTTTTGTTGACCTCCATTGTTCATTCCACGGACAAAAACAGAGAAAGGAAACGACAGAGGCCAAAAAGCCCGTTTTCAGCACCTGTCGTTTCCTTTCTTTTCAGGGGGTGTTTTAAATAAAAACATTAGGTTACGGCGAAGAAGAACGGAAACGCCTTAAACCGGAAAATTTTCATAAATAGCGAAAACCCGCGAGGTTGCCGCCCCGTAACCTGTCGGATCGCCGGAAAGGACCCGCGAAAATGATAATGGTTATCAGTTGCAGCAAATCCAGTTTCTTCCACCATCGCACCGGACCAGCGACTATGAGGGGACAACGCCGCGCTCCGTTAACGCGGTAAACCCCGGTGTGTATCGTTTTTGATTATCCCCGCACACTCGCGCAGAGGAGTCTCCCTGTCGGGCTGCGGTCTCTGTTAATGAGGGAATACAGCGACGATACGGCGCATCAGCAAAACTTAGTTCAGGCACTGAGTGCGGATATAGTCCTGTCGCCCCTTCCAGCTGCTTCTGCATTGTCATCAACCGTTCTCTGAGGATGAAATAATCCCGTTCAGCGGTGTCTGCCAGTCGGGGGCCGGTTGCATTATCCACGCCGGAGGTGCCGGTGGCTTCACGCACGGTACCGGAGCAGGTGGCGTTGATCCGCAGGCGCTTACGACCAGCGGCAACATCAGCACGCAGAGTTTCATTTTCAGCTCTCGCATCGGCTAATTCCCTCGAGTATTTTGCATCGAGCGCAGCAACATCGCGCTGGCGCACCTGCATATCAGTAATGGTTGCGTTTGCCTGCTCCAGCTCTCTGGCTTTTTTATCGCGCTGCGCTTTGTAGGTGATGGCGTTATCGCGGTAATGATTCAGCCCCAGACTAAGCGCACCACAGGCCACCAGCAGGGCAATGATGACCACACACAGAACGCGGTTCATTTCACCACCAGCGTATCTGACCGATGAAATAACCGGAGGCCATAATCACAAACACCAGCCAGATAAGGATGAACTTCCAGGTGGATAATTTTTCAGCCATCACTCGAATCTCCCGAATCAGTTTGCTAAAATCAAACACACTTTCTCCTTTGACTTTTCCGAAGTCAGGAAACACAAAACCCCGCTTGCTGCCAACAAACGGGGTTTTTACTTTTATTCACTTAGGTTTTGCCAGTTCGCAGGATTTCGTGTTATCCGTCCGCGTTGGCCAACGTCATTTTTCAGCAAAATATTCGGCTTATCTGTCGATTCCCCAGCACGCCAGCGCGCTCTCCTGGTCACGACGGGATACCTGACCATAACAGTTATTTGAGCGGATACGGCAGTCTCTGCCACCGTCCTTAATCCACCAGCGAATCGCTTCACACGCTCCTCTGCGATCGCCTGCATTAATTCGTTTATAAAACGTCGACGGGAAACACTTACCGGGGCCAATGTTGTAAGGACAGAATGACGCAATACCCGCTTTCTGGGGTTCAGTCAGTGGCACTTTGATGTTTTTCTCCACCCATGCCAGCGCCTTATCACGCTCAATGGCGTTAACCTGGTCGCATTTTTTCTTCGACAACTTCATGCCCGGGACGACAGGTTTGCCATCCACCCTGGTGGCACCACGACAAATGGTCCAGATACCCGCACCATCACGGTATGCCGTGGTGTGGTTACCTTCTTTTTCATCCAGAAACTGGTCGAGAATATCAGGCGCAGAAGCACCTGCACCAATCAGCGCCAGAACGGCAGCCGACAGGCCGTATTTGATTTTGGTGTTCATGGATATTTATCAGGATTTATCGGTTCCGAATCCCTGGATATGTTAAGCCTTCACCCCACCAGTGGTGGGCACTGGCGGGTTCTTAATTTCCCCGGATGATCGTGGATTACATTCCACCAGGAGATTACTTATGCTTATCTATCCAGCGGCAGACCTCCGTTTACAGGGACGCAGAGCACAACCATGGGATAAAACAACCACTCATAAATATCGTCCCGGTCAATATTATGACTTTCGTAAACACCCGGAACTGATCGAGACACACCTTGAGGATTTTGTTGAATATTCAGACAGACAAGCGATTCAGACCTTTTTTTCTTTTGTTAAGTGGATCAACAGCAATTCATCTGCATTCGAGAGCACGGACTGCATGTTTTCAGGAACACCAAAGGTTGATGAATACGCCCCGGTATTTGGTTGCACCCATGCGTCATCTGGCCGCTTCGAATTTTTGTTTCGCGATACGAAAATAAACCAAAATGAGCGAGCTGTCGGATGGGTACTTAACAAACTATCGCTCTACCTTCAGAAAGAACGGCCCGATTTTTGTAAAGGAACCTTTGGCATCGTTCCCCTCATGACGGAATATACCGACTCCGGCGGTAACGAGTTCACCGGTTATCGTATTTGTGTCTATTTCGATGCTTACGGGAATGGAACAGAGGATACCTGGACTTCTCTCAACATCATGTTTGATGGCCTCATGAAAGCCACCAAAAGAATGAGCAATGAAACAATCACTGGCGAGATGCGTCCCCTTTAAAAAATTATCCAGAATCTCACTATTTGCAGAGCGCTCTCTGTTTTTTTGAATACGGAAACACTCTGCGAGATTTCTGCTCATCACTTTCCGGCAATAATCGTAAAACGCCGCGAACTGCTCATCACGGCGTTTTTTTTCACCTTCGGAAGGGATCTGCACCGACAGTTTTTTATTCAGTTCAACGACGCTGTTCTCCAGTTTTTCAATGCGTGATTCGATATCATCTTTTTCTGACTGTATCGTGTTATATGCATTGTTAATTTGTATGGTATACCGCTCTTCTGAACAGAGGCGCTTTTCCGGCAACGGTTCGTTCCCTTCACATAACCCGGCAGCAATATCCATGAAAAACTGCTTCGCCTTCTTTTTCGCCTCAGCTTCGTAAAACTCCAGCGGGGCACCTTCAACACGATCAAGATCAATCACCACATTTGGCAACAACAGTGACGTATACCCACCAGTTTCCAGCGCCACAGTAACAGTAATCTTATCCGGGTAAATATTTATCCCTTTAACAACCAGTTCGTATTGTTTATTCATCGTCTACTCTCCCCGCGCCGCCTTACGACGGTCCTCTCTGATTTTGAAATACAGGTTAGTAAGATACGTCAGCAGGCCAAACAGCAGACTCCCCAGCACACCTATCGCCACCCACTGGGACGGAGAGACTTTGTCCAGCAGCTGCAGTAACCAGTATCCCGTCCCCACCGCTGACGTGGTGTATGACACACCCGTTGTGATTTTTTCCATCTGGTACATACCCCGTCTCCCGTTATCCGGAAGCTGACAACAATAAAAAAGCCACCAGTTAACTACTGATGGCTCTGATAACTCATGCAGGCGTCTCAGACGACCCACTGACACTACCGGTGAGTTTAACGATACCTTCCATTTGACTGGCTCACTTTTTATGATGATGCCGGTGCATTTATCTCCAGCACCAGACTTTCTATCTCAACGCCATACGCTGCATTTTTTGTAACATCCGTCAGCGTCAGCGCATTCAGTCCCAGTGTCAGACTGTCTTTTATAACCTGGAATGCCGGGCCAGCCACTCCATTCAGTTTCGGAGTAACCGTGGCACTGCCGGCGGTGAACACCAGCTCCAGCGTCTGCCAGTCGTTACCGTAATCGCCGAACTCCCCCAGCTTCGTGTTTCCGGCTTTCCTGTGATGCATCAGATTCACTCTGCCGTCAGTGGTCTGAGTGAAGTACGACATCAGGAACGGATTACCGGTACCCGTCATCGCCACACCATCAGGAACGGGAGCATCCGTATACAGATAAATCCCCAGCCCGAACTGATTGTTGTCAGTGCGCCTGACAGGCGGAACTTACAGGTCAGTCTGCCGCCCTGTGTCAGCAGGGTAATTGCGTCATCCACCGGATGCGTCAGGGACCAGGTTTTATTGCTCTGCTTGGTGATCTTAAATACACCATCTGACAACTGAATTCCGCCATCCTTAATGCTCCAGCCCTGCGCAGCAGCCTCTCCGGCTGCCGGCAGCAGGGAGATTGTGCGAACGGACGTATCTGCAGACGGACCCGATGGCGTGTTGCCGCCGGGCGAGGGTTTGATTTCCGGTGCCTTACCACTGATGAAGGCTGAGGTGCGCCCGGCTGCGTTCAGAATAGCGGTTGCCAGACGATCCGGAATAATGCTCCTGCGCGCCCATGAACTGAAATGTGTCGGGCGGTTTGATGATACCTGGTTTCCATTCGTTCTCGATGCCGCACCGTAATATCCTGATGCCGGAATATCCGGATCTTCTGCCGGCGCGTTAGTGGCGGTATTGACGCCGTTACCGTCTGTCATGAAGGGCACAAAATAAACGCCCTCACTCTCCCTGTTTTTATACCCGCCGTACACGGTGTCGTACTGGGTAGCGTATGTATTTTTCCAGTAATACGTCGTGTCACCACAAATCCACGGCACATCTGCAGCACTGCCACCATGGCACTGCGCGTTAAACACGGAGAGGTCAGCACGAAACTGTGTCAGCATGGCTGTAAACAGCGCAGGTTGCTGTGCGTGGGTGGCGGCGCTCATGTCAAACTCTCCCTGCATCCAGCACACCGCCAGCAACACATTTTTCGGGTTCTTCTGTAATGCAGCTTTGGTGCGCGCAATCAGGTCCTGATATAACGGTTTACCCACACCCCAGCGCGCCGAATCCTGGCTGGCCCCCGTGTCCGCACTGAATGTCCCCTCCGCGCCCTGGGTAAATGCCGAACCACCACGACAGCATGGTACCAGCAGGATCCCCGCGTTATTCGGGATATACGGAAGCAGTTTTTTGGCAATATGTAAGCCCTGGCCGACACAGCCGTACTGCCCTTTGCTCAGGTCTGCCTTCGGATGATTCAGCGTACTCATATCCTGCACATCATGCAGGCAGTGGTCGGCCGGAATAATATCGTTATATCTGCAGGCAGCCCCACCCGGCGTCACTGTACTGCGGCGCGCCAGCTGTTTAATGCGCGGATCCGGAGCATCGTATGAATCCGGCAGCGGAAGCCCTTCACCGTAAGCCATGGCATTGGACTGCCCGGCCAGTACGATGACGTAGTACCAATCCGGCTCAGTTGCACCACTGACCACCACATCACCTTCTGCTGTAATCGCCTGCATCAGGGTATAAGGGGTTATGGCCACCGGACTACCAAACGGCTGCCAGCCCTCTTTCAGTTTGTGTGTCAGCTTTTCCGCAAGGTCTGAACGGCGACGCCGCCCTGACAACATCATAATGTTTAAATGTCATTATTCCTCCCGGCCGGGATAGTGTATTAAATCAGATATGGAGTGGGCTGTAGTCCGGAAGCCTGAATGACACACGGGGACTACAGCCCAAGAAATGAAAAAAGGCCACGCAGTTGCGCAGCCTGATAAACCCTGGTTAAAATCCACACGATAACAACACAACAATATCAGTATCTCATGCTATTGCCCGAACCCATTCGGGCATTTTTTACCCATAAAAAATGCCCCTCCGGAGAGGGGCATGTTTGCATGCACATTCTTTTTCTTGCATGGTGCCGGGTGCCTCCCGGTGAATTCAGTATCAGCACCTGAATCCGCGATTATCACATATACCTGGCTGCTGATTGCCCCTCCGCACAGGGGATTCACCATGCAGTAGTATTTTTAATAAACAGCAAATAAAAAAATCAAGCATTATGCAGGCTGTTTCTTTTTATCACCGGCTACAGCAATACCACAATGCCGCAGACCAGCACCCCATCCGCCAGCACCGACATGATTCTGCTGGTGAAATCCACCATCACCACCAGAAACAGCAGGAGTGCAGCCACAGCCAGGCGCAGTTTTACCGTCACAGGTGATTCTCAAGACGAAGACCCAGAACACCGGCAATCTCTTCCAGCACCTTGCGCTCTTCCGGCTCAATTTCGCCGTCTGCCTCCGCAATGGCCACCGCCACATCCAGCACATCTTCCGCTTCACGCGTATCGTGTTTCACATCCTCGATCTCACGTAACGCCGCACGACGACCAGTTTTAAAGTTCGTATCCAGCTGACCGATAATGGTTGCGCTAATCGCATTAATTTCTGACGTAAACGCGGACAGCGCAGGCTGATTACGCAGTACCTGTTCGATCTTCGCTTTCTAGGAAGCCTCACATTCACCATCTGCACAGGCCACCAGGTAGGCAGCATTAATAACCGCCTGTGCCAGATCGCGTTTCTCAAACTTTCCTTTTCCGGTTAACGTGACACACCAATAACTCTTGTCGAAAAAGCCAGCAAGCTGAAAGACCGGTATTCACAACCACCAGCGCGTTTACTGTACTGGCGTGATTTCAGTCATAAAAAAACCCGCCTGGCGACGGGTGTAAAAAATCTTCTAACGTCAGGCATAAAACGCCCATCGTTAGGGCAAATTTACCACAGATTCGGGAAAAATCAACAAAGCTATCTGGTCACCTTTTTCAGTTGTTGTTCTGCCCATGCTTCTTCAATATCAAACTGCACCACCAGCGTATCGTAAAAACGTTTAACTGTTTTTTTCCATGTATCAAGAGATATGGCATCGGTTACATTACATATGGCATTAAATGCCTCCGTTGAAGGTAATCTTTTCATAGCCACGACCACCACAACGCTGGCAGTCTCTGATAACAGGCATACCACGTTTTACCGACTCTTCACGATGAATGGCAACACCGCGCCCACGACAATCTTTACAGGCGGTGGAAACCTCCCCCTTCCCTCCACACTCCGGACAGGCAACTTTACCACCTCCCTGACTTTTTTCCATTCCTCCCAGTAAGACGGATACTACGCCTTTTGTGCACTTTGCCCACACTGGCGGCTACCATCCGGATACTGGATCTTGTTTGTAAAAACCTCGCTTTCAATAAATTTTTTTCCGTGACAACAGGGCCACTGTTTTTTGCTCGCCGCGCTACGGGCATAATCTTCAATCGCATACGAAGCCATAATACGCATCACTGCCGGTTTTATTTCTGCCGGGAGTTTTCTAAACGCCGCCACGCGATCACACCGACTGAGTGCATATTCTGTCAGCAATTCTGTTGCCCGCTCTCTGTCATTCATACTAATGCCCATTTTCCCAAGGAACGCAGAAAACCCCCATCTCAGCCCAATTCTGTGTCATGCCCTGCGCGGCCATCACATCAGTGATACTCAGCGAATCTTTCGACGTTGAGGCCGATGCATCAGTCAGGCCGGGGGATTTTGGGGAGTAGTATTTCGGTAAATCTTCCAGTTTCATTTTTTGACCTGCCCTTCAAGCATTATGGGGTAAATCTTCACCCCCAGACGTCCACCAGATACTGGCTGACCACGAACGATATTGATTTCATCAAACTGCTCATCGTCCATTAACACACCCGCATGCGTCAGC